CTTCCCGGCACAGCTTGTTGGCCTTCTTGTTGTTCAGCTGGGCCAGCGCATCCATCACGTTCAGCGTGTCGCTCTCGCTCGGCACCTCACTGCCCACGCTGCCCGTGCCTATCAGTACCAGGATCGAGTTCCGGCGTTTCTTCATCAGTCCCATCAGCTTCTCCATGCTCACCGTGTCCCCCTCGTTCAGCACGCGGTTGTCCTCATCCAGCGAGCGCACGCCCGGTTCCCCGTCGGCATCTTCCAGGTGGTTGCGGTCCACGATATAGTTGTTCAGCACCTCGTCCGAGGTCAGCGCCTTGTTGTAGATGCGCACGCTCTTCACGTTCAGGTCCGCACCCGTTGACTTGAACTCCAGCTGGCTCTGGATGTTGAAGTTCACCTTGTCCAGCCACTTCGAGGCGGCACTTTCCTCACCGTTCACATAGAAGCCGATCAGCGTACGCTGTTCGTTCGTCTGCACGTTCGGGTAGAACACGTAGGTAATGCGGATGTTCGTACCAGGCTGGAATTTCGTACCCACCGAGTCCTCATAGCGTAGCACCTGCCCGGCATCCATCGCCTCGGTCACCACGCCGGTCAGGAACTTGGCCTCCTCCGGGGTCACAATCAGCCCGTACCGGTTGCCGTTGTCCAGCTGCCCCAGGCAGGTGATCAGCTCGGCATTCGTGTCCGTCACGTTGGCCGTGCTGTATTCTATCTCCAGCGTCATGCCCACGTCACGGATGGCAAACCCCTCCGGCTTGTCCGCTTCGTTGAAGGGGCGGTACCCACCGTCAGCGGTCAGGGTCATGCCTGCACCTCCGGCCAGCAGCAGGCGGTCCTTGTGCCAGCCGCTACCGGCACCATATTCGTTCACGCTCCACAGCACGTCCCGGAACTCCATGCGCTTGTCACCGCTCACCCAGCTTGCCGGGTTGTTTTCCGTATTGCTTCGCCCGAAGGCATCGAACGTGCACACGGCATCCGGTGCCAGCGTGGCTTCAATGTCTGGGTGCGATGTGGTGTTCACCTTCACCTCAAGCACGGCATCACCGCACGACACACGATAGTCCAGCGGTTCCACGTTCACGTTCGTCCGTCCGTAGCTGCCGGTCTCACCGCGTTGGAGCAGGTCTTCCTTCACAATGCTGTCCCCATTCATCACCTTCACACGTGCCGTGTACGCATCACGCTCGTAACCGGCATACGTGAAGTTCCAGGCAGTGAACTGCTCTGCCTCCAGCACCGGGTGTTTCCAGTCACGCTGGAAACCTGCTGCCCGGTGGCTGAACATCATGCCGGCATACGCTGTAACCCCACCGCCGGCCTTCAGAAGCGTAATGTAATGCACTTGGCTTACCACACCGGAGTTCTCATGCTGCGCGTAGGCTTCCACCACGTTCGCACCCTCCTGCATCTGAGCCAGTGGGATGGTCACGTTCTTCTGCTGCACACCGCTGCCGGCCGAAAGACCGAGGGTAAAGGCCTGTCCGCCGTTGATGCGGTAGTAGATGTTCTTCTCTCCGCTCGTACCCTTGGCTGTGAATGGAATGTTCACATCATTTTTATATCCCCCGTCGGCCAGTCCGTTACCCACCGAATAAGTGGTACTTAATTCCATAGCCACCATTGTTACCCGGGCTGTGGCGGTTTTCATCAGCGTGCCGCCCTGGTAGGTACACTGCGCTTCAACCTGCACCGTATAGGTCGTGGCATCCTTCAGGTAGGGCGATGCGTCAAAGGTATAACCCTGCCCGGCGGTAACACCCGCAAACTCCGCATCCTGGAATTCGGTAATCACCGTGGAGCCGCGTTTAACAACCACTTTTGCCTTCAGGTCGCTGTAACCGTCAACCTCCGCACCGCCGGCAGTACCGACGCTTACCGCATATTTTACCACGAACCCGGTACCGAGTGCCAGGTACTGGGAGGAGGGAAGCCCCGCACCGCTGCTGTCAGTCAGGTCAATGTTCACCACCACCTTGTCGTCGTCGGTGTACTTTGAAAAGCGGACTTCCTTCGAAATTTCACCGCCCTTGTTATCTTTCTGTTTCACGGTCATCACGTACTGGGTGCCGTCCTCGCTGTCCTGCACATCCACGTCCGTTACCGTGCCAACCAGCGCATCGAACACCGCTCCGGATGTAGGGGCTTTCGTTTCCCCGCTCACCAGTTCCTCGGTAGGCGTGGCTTTCTCGTCAATGCTCTTCACGTAATTTTCCACCAGGCGGCCGCTTACGGGCAGCCCGCCGGTTGCGGCGTCACCGCTCCAGTTCGTATGCTGCATGTCCAGCCCGTCCTGGTCATATACCTTCTTTGCCATAATATATCGCTTTAGTCATTATTCATTTGTTTCTTCGCCACCCGTCGGTCCGGCTCCACGGCTTGTCGCCTCTCCAGAACCCGCTGCCGAAACAGCTGCTTATGGCAGACCACACCAGCCTCGCTCCGGCATAGACGGCCGATAGGGAACGTTTCCCCACATACACAGCCGTTATTTCCTTACCGCCTATTGCTATCATCGTCACTCCTCCTCATAAATCAGATACAGCGTATTCGCATCCTTGTCCTGTAGTGCTTCGTAAGTTTCCTCGCTCATCACCGCATGGCGATAGGCCAGAAGTTTCAGAACGCCTCCCGTTCCGGTATATACGGCATCGCCAAGCAGGTAAAGCTTGTCCGGCAGTATGGCTGTCCGGTCCGCATCCATGAACATACCGGCAGGGGGTACACCCGCTACATCCCAGTCCCCGTAAAGGGTGGAGTCCATATTATAGGCGAACTTCCCGGCATCCGCCACATACACCACGCTGCCGCCCGGCTTGGTACCCTTGTCAGGTAAAACGTTTCCTGTTTCCATCCATGAGGAAAAGCGTGCAGTAGCCCCGCCGACAGCTGCTGTCGTAGTCTGTTCCACCTTGACTGCGGCATTTTCTGCCTTGGTTGCCGCTTCGTTGGCCTTGGCAGCGGCTTCCGTGGCGGCCTGCGTCTTTTCCTCCAGTCCGGCTACAGCCCCTTCCGCCTTCTTGGCGGCAGCCTCGGCACGGGCGGCGGCATCGCTCGCAGGTTTCCCAATCAGTTCCAGGGGTACGTTCACCATCTTGCCGTCCTTCTCACCGGGCAGCGATTTCACACCGCTCAGCGAGGTGACAGTCTCCAGATCCTCCACACCGGTAGAAGATTGGAGTACACGGTCCAGCACTTCCTGGACCAGTTCTTCTTGTGTCATTTCTGCCATAAGCCTATCCCTCTATCAGTTTTACAACTTGTGAATAGCACCCCGGGGTAAGCCCGGAAACCGCTTCCTTTATCAATACCGCGTCTTCCGCCGTTATATCAATTTCCCCGTCGGCATCCATTATCTGTATGCACAGGCGGTATGCCCGTAATTTCTTGTCGGCATCCGTCTGCTGGTTGCCACTCGGGCGGATCCCCGTCCCGTTGAACAGGCATTGCGCTACAATACGGCCGACAATTTGCATCTCACCATTGATCTGCAACGGCAGGCCGTCAAAATCCTTGAAACTGTCATAAAAATTCACTTTCATATCTCAACCGAATTTGTTATATGTGTGTCATGCCCACTACAATGCCGTTAACCACCTCAAGATTGTAGTTCGTGGACATGCCGAATTCACCTTTTATAGTCCATCTAAAATTTCCGCTCACCCCTTTCCTGTATGTATAAGTACCGTCACTGCCAAGCGTCCAGCCCGTGCCGTAATTGTTCGAAAGCATATCATTACTGTACACGGCACCGTTCACATGGACGCCGCCGTCAAAATATCCGGCATAGGTGTTGGCACTTATCGGATAGGTCAGCCCATCCGATTTGCTGGAGGCATAGATGGCGGCACCGCCCATATTGGAACCGACGGCCTTCACTCCGAACCGCCCCTGGGTGGCCGCGTTGAAAGCCACATCCACGATGCCTTCCATATCTGACTGCGACACGCCGAGTTTCAGGCTGCGCGAGTCATTGCCGAAATAGTCACCGGCTTTCCAGTACAACCGCCCGTCGTCAAGTGTAAAGCCACCGATCTTCCCGTCATCGGCATATATGGTTCCGTAAACCTTGGCATTCCGGGTTTCGATGCTTCCATCCTTGAGTATTTTGAAATATCCGTTGGCGGTGACCGACCCCTCCAGTATAATCTCGTCACCGGTAAGCTTTATCTTGCTGACGCTCCCACCGTCCGCCCCGGTCCCTTCCACGCTCACACCGATAAGGGCCACCTTGCCGGTGCTATCCTGCGCGTACAGGCCGGAGCCCTCCGGCTTGATCACCAGCCCGGTCTCTTTCAGCGCCTCACCGTCCTTGTCGAACACGGCGGCCGAAATCTTCACCAGCCGCTCGCTCTGCTCGAACAGCGTGCGGTACTTATAGGCCAGTGCGTCCGCCTTGTTGGTGCTGAACACCAGCAGCGAAATGTAAATCACGCCCGTAAACGACAGCTTGAAGTCGCCCGTGCCGTTCCATAGCCCGTCCAGCGTGAACATCTTCTCACCGCCCACGGGCAGATCTTCTTCATGGCCGAACATGTTGAAGTTCTCAAATCCGGTCTTGTCAGCACCCACAAATTCTATTTTCAACCTTCCGGCCTTGATAACCCGGTAGCTGAACGACAGATACACCACGCCGGGCACCCGTTCGCCCTGGCTGTTCGTCTGCCGGTACTCCGGTACCAGACGGAAGTCTTTCAGTCTTTGCATGATGTAATTGTTCCGGATATAGGCATAAGGCACCTTGCCGTCGGTCCGTATCTCGGCATGCCCGTCCGGCTTTGTGCCGTAAGGGCCTCCGTTCGCCCAGATCCAGCGTCCGCCCAGGGTGAACAGCGTAGCCTTGCTGCCCGTCTTCCATTTGTCCATGCCGTCGGCAAAACTGCTGTTGTCCAGATAGCTCTGGTCTTCGCGTATTTCCTTGCGCAAGCTTTCCACGGCCGAATGGATTTTGCCTTCGGTTATCTCAAACCGCGTCAGGATGTCCTCGCCGGTCATCAGCACAAACGTGCCCTTCAGCCACACGTTGTCAGCATACAGGCCGTTTCCCTTCGGTTGGTTGTCTGCCGGGAAAGCGCTGCTCTTGATGCCGTCCAGCTTACCCAACCGACAGCGCAGGCAGCCGTTGAAGTTCTTGGCCTTCACCCCGTCCAGAATGTCGATACGGGGCTGCCCGTCCTCCGTGGCCGCTATGGAGATAAGGTTCTGCCGGAGCGGGTTTTCCGTGTTGCCCATCAGCACGCACTCATCACCTGCCTCCGGCTTCACCCCGCCAAACTCGCTTACCGGGACCAGTACCCCGTTGGCTATCACCGAGGCCACCTCCACCCAGTAGGATTTTAGCCGGGTTCCGCCTGTAACGGCACAGCGCATCAGGTCATGGGCCACAAAACCCGATTCCTGCTCAAACACGATGCGGTAGTTGTCGCCCTGCTTCACCACGTCCTTGATCTTGCCGTTGGCTGCCGACACCACCAGCTGCCCACACACGCTGCGGACCTTCTCTATCAGCAGTTCCAGTGCCACCAGGCTTTGCCGGGCAGTCACTTTGTCCACCGTCAGGTTCGTCAATCCGGTCAGCTGGTCAATCCAGAGTTGCCAGCCCTCACCGGTCAGCCCGTCCACAAACTCCGTGCTACGCAGCAGTTCGCGGATCACGGCGGTCAGGTACTCGGCATTGCCCTCACCGTCCACGCTGCCGCAGGGCTTGCCACCGGAAGCCTCGCCAAATGTTACTCCCTTCAGAAAGCGGATGGGTTCTTTGGCCGTATCCGGCTTGCTCTTGTTCAGGAACTCTTTCTGGCTGCGCCTGGCTGAAAACAGGTTGTTGTCCGTGGGCAACGTCTTGTCCCAACTCCGTATGATGTCCGGAAGGGCTGCGCCTTCCGTCTTTGATTTCGTATAACTCTTCAGCGCACCGATGCTGTCCGTCACCTTGTCAAACTTGCCCACCTGCAACGCATCGCTTATCTCGATGTCCATCTGCCCGGGTTCGTTCACCTTGCGGCTGATTCTGGTGATACGGCTCTGCCGGTAGCCTTTTTCCGGAAAATACTTCCGGCTCTCCAGCTTCACCCGTCGGCCCACAAACAGGTCGATGCCGTGCTCCTCTATATACACAGGGTCCGTCGGGGCCTTGTAGGCGGCAATGTCCAGCCAGTACTCCTTGTTGTACTCGTCCACCGCAACCGCAAACTCCTCTTCGGCCAGCCGGTAATACTCATCCGGCATCCGGATGTTCCACAGGATATAGGTGTCGCCTGCCCGCGGCACCAGCTTGCCGCCCGGCAGCTGGGTGTCGTCATCGTAGGGCCAGATGGTGATCAGTTCGAATTCACGTGCCGCGCTGTCGTAGTTCACCTCAAAATAGTGGTCGTCACTCTCCCCGAGTCCGGCCAGGTCGCCAGTCTGGAACGACACACGTTTTGTCTCACCCGCCAGCTCGTACTGGTTGGGGTCAAAGTCCAGTTCCCCGTCCCGGAAATAATAGACGGTGAATTTGTTTCCTTCATCGTCTGCCACCTCCTCGCTGCGAACCGAGCTCACCGTACCCACCCGGTGGGGGTAGATACCGCTGAAGGCATCCTGCTCGTAATGGTCATAGATGCCGTATTCCTCCACGCCCTGCTCGATGTACTTCTTCCCGCCGGGGAGCATCAGCCTCGGGCTACCGTATTTCTCCGCATCGATGTTGCGGGTCGAACCTACCGGGAACAGGCGGGTGTAGAACTTGGCCGTGTTGCTGGTGTCTCTTTCCAGCGAGGTCAGCCCCTTGCCATAGCCAAGGGCGATTTCTTCCCCGTGTTCACAGCGGCACACGTTCACCGTCTGCCCCTCAATCCACCATTCCACCTTGCCGCCGGCTTTTTCGGCAATGGCTTTCAGCGCTTCGTCGCAGTACATCCCCTCGTAGTCTATCGTGATCAGCTCCGCACCTTCCACCGTACCCACCTTCCAGTCGGTCGTGTGGCCCATGCCGTCATTGATAGCCTTCACCACCATCGCCACATGCTCGCGGGGCGTGGCCGTCAGTGTAAACAGAGGGTTGGTGTCCCCGTCTGTCGTTTCCAGCACCAGGAACCGTTTGATCAAGCTCTCCACACCATACAGCTTCAGGTCATAGTCCCATTCACACTCGTTCACCTGCTTGGGGGTGTAGCGTTCCGTCAGCCAGTACCGCTCGCCCAGATAATCCGTATAGTCGTTCACGTCAAGGGCGATATGTTCGTAATGGGTGAAGGAAAGGGACAGGACATTCTCTCCCTGAACCTCCTTCTGTTGGGTGGAGCTGTCATCCGGAGCGATGTCCGCACGTTTATTGCCGTTTCTGTCATATATGGTCAGCATGTCCGTAATCCTTTAAATATCGTTTGAACTGCATTTGAATGTCGTTAAATCACCGGTACCGGCTCGCGGAACTTCACTTTGAATTTTCCGGCATGCACACCCTCTTTCCACAGGTAGGTCAACGGGGTGAACTTCGTGCAGTCCGCATATTTGACACGAAGGGTCAGCTCAAGCTGGGGAAAAGAAATGTCGAGCCATCCGTCCCGGCCCTTCTTCAGGAAATTCACGAAAGCGAAATACCGCTTCATCCATCCCGACTGTGTCCGGGCGTACAGGGCAAAGTGCAGCGTCACGTCGCGTGCCTCGTTCCTCGGGGTAAGCACGGCGCTGTATTTTTCCCCGTGCTCTTCCCGTATGTCCACGGCAGTGTCCTTCTTCGCCTTGCTCGGGGTCAGAATGGCCGTCAGGTTCTCCATGCCGCCGCGCCGGTCTTCTACCAGAAACACGCCGTATTCCGTCCAGATGTCCGTGCCGTTCACCAGCACCAGTCCGCCAAGTATATCCGCCATATCACTTCACTTTTAGTCCGTCACGTATCATTTTCCTTATCTCGGCCTTTATTTCGCCCAGGTGCCCCGCACTCGTACCGGTATGTTCATCGATACGGGCAAGATACCCCTCGGCGGTGTTCATCCTGTCGATGACGCTCTCCATCTTGTCATCGATGCTCGACCAGTGTTGCAGACCGCCGGTGAACATGCCCTCCAGCTTCGTGCCCTGGTCCTGCGTCATAGCCGTAAAGCCGCCGGCCTTCGCGCTCTGGGACGCGCCACCCTGCTGCGTCTTGTCATAGCCCGTAGCCGCCGCCAGATTGTCACGCAGGGCAAGGGCTTCATCCACATACTGCATGTACTCATCCATCAGCGCGTTCCGTTCCGCTTCGGTCAGATCGTTGTCCTCCATCGCCTTGCCGAACTTCTCCCACCAGCCCTTCAGCTTATCGCTGTACAGCTCGCCGATCTTGTTGCTCAGCATCGCACGCATGAAGTATTCCGAAATGTCCTCAGCCGCATCCCTGGCACCGTACTTCATGTTCATCAGGTTGTCGATGAAGCTGCTGTACATACCGTCGAATGAAATACCGGTCAGCCCCTCATACAGCTGGTCGGTCAGTTCCTCCAGCTTGCCGGCCTGGTCTATATAGTCATCCAGCTTCTCGGTCAGTCGCCCGCCGTAGCCGCCCTTGCCGGTGTCCTGGATCTGCGTCCACATGTCCACGTTGCTGCGCAGCGCCTTCATCTCCTCCGGGCTCAGGCTCCACAGGTTCCCGTCCCACTGGCGGCCAATCTGTCCGCTCAGTTTGTC